GTTGCTTCAACGTAATTGTTATTGTAGGACTGTTGGTCCGATAGTGGTCTTATGATACGCTGAATGTCGCATAATCGACCATTCCTTATCATCGACTCCACTATCAATTGCTCCTCTACAGTCACACTGTAGCAATGTTCAAAGAGCAATCTGGTATCCATGGATGGTTTAAATGCGGGCACATTTTGGACATCTCTAGGCTTGTGGTAACCATCATCCACAAACCGAGGCACCGAACTTGTTGTTTTTAAAAGGGAAGCCCTGAACAACTCTCCAATAACAGGGCATTGTGGGGTCTCGTAGGCTGCAGAAAGTGCTTTCGCACGTTCTAATGAATCCATTAGTCTCGTACCTCCATTTATGAACGACTGTGTCCAGCCAAATCCCATCATGAATCTACGAGGTTCCCTAATAATTTCACCCGAATCTGAAAATATCATTCCACAAAATGAAGCTTCGCATGGGTCTGCTACTTCTTCAATTTTTATTGTGAAACCATAATCTTCAAAATCTTGTGCAGTGACCTCCACATCGGTACTGAATAAACCATCATCTCCTTCAACAAACCCTTCTAGAGTCCCTCCTTTCTTTTCGACAATACAAAGCATTAACATCAAGTTTGTGAACCCATTCCCCAATGAGGTACACATATCGCCTGACATTCTACGCCCATTAACTTTGGCTCGAACGCCTGATGAAGTTCTCATCTTATTGCGTCCTGTCAGTGTTTCACACAATTTGTCCACATTCACATCGTTTTTCAAACAATGCCGGTACAAAACGCATTCCACACTTTGCATTAATTCGGGTGTAAAGTGACTCTCAAACGCCGTGTAGTCAGTTTGGTAATATCTACGCCCAGCTTGTTTCAATTGCTTGACTTTGGCTGGTCTGTCTGTGACAGGGACGTGCTTGATAAAACTTTCAAGTTTATAGACCTCATTTTCAATAGATTTGAATTTGGGTCCAGACCACACTTTGAATGCGTCACTCCTACTGTTGATCATCCTAGCCTGCTTGTAGCAGGGGTAGAATTCGCTCTTTACAAAAGATTTGACAGTTCTCCTCTGTTTCTTATTTGGAACTCCTCCACGTAAGTCTTCGTGAACCTTACGCAATTGTTCCTTACGCGCTATTCCATAACTAGTTGAATCCAGCCATTCTTCGAATTCCATTTCCTTGACTACTGGTAAATGGTCTTCACAGAATTTCTGTGTGAACTGTTTCAAC